TAAGATGATTCGTTGAATCTAAATTTGTAATTCTAATATATCTAACATCGTCTTCATCGAATTGACCTGCTAGATAACTTTTTGATAAATCTGTTGAAGAAGCTGTAGCAAAACCTAGTAACCCTGTTTCAGTAGTTGAAATGGTTACTATTCTTTTAACAATTTCATTAACACTTGAAATATCCAAAGATCTTTCGCTGTTGTAACTATTATTGTTTAGTGTGATTTCTTCAATTACTTTAGTTGTTAGTGTTGCCATTATACTTTACCGCCTTTTTTTAAACCTTTAGCTTTTTTAAATACTTCTCTAGAAGCTTTATTTCTAGCATCTATTGAATCAGCAATTTTAAATATTTTTGCCGATGCTTTATTTCTTAATTTAGTATGATATTTATTAGCCATATTTCAATCCTTACGGTGACGGAACGTTGACAGCTATACGTGGTTCTCCATCAGTATAGTCGTCTCTTCTTCGTCTCCCTATTTGTTCTGCACCAAACTTCTGTACTTCAGTCTGATATTTTTGTTCATATAATTGTAGCATATCCATTGGGCCTTTTAAATAGCTAAATGCTTCTACTAGACATGCATATAAAAGTCCATTTCCAAAATTCGTGCTGATGTAAGTTGTAGTATTTGCTGAACTCAATCCTAGAGGTCTAGCATTATAATGCAATTTATACATAAAAGCCGAACTTGGAGTAGGGACAATTGTTATTCTACCTGATGAAGTTGCGCCAATTCCAGTAGACCCACCATCAGACATAGCATAATATTTAGGCGTTCCAGTAGTAGTTTCAGCCGCATCATATTCTCTTAAAAAACTAATGTCTTTCTTTTCTAACCAGCTATTAGCACCAGTTGCCGCTGTTGTTGAAGTATAAACCTGTAATCCTCTAACAAATAAAGTGCCTGCAGGAACATGGACATTGTCTTTTGAAGCTACTAAATTATTAACAATTTCTCTTCTATCCGCATCAATTGGAGCATCTCTAAAAATTCTTAATTCTGAATTATCTATAAATTGATCTGTAATCGTACTAGATAATACAGAAGTACCAACCTCGGTATAATTACCGATTGCTGTTGTTAATGTTGAATATGTGAAACCAGCCATTATTTTTTATCCTTTTTTCCGAATTGTTTTTTAAGCCAAGTTCTATGAATTCTATTATATACTTCAATTTCTTTTGGACCTGCAGAGCCAGTTTTACTTTTTTTAATTTTCTTGTTAAGCTTTTTAATAGCTCCTGATCCAACTTTAAACCAATTCCATCCTGCCATTATGCACTAAGGGTTGCTGGTCCTACTGAGACTGGAAACCCTCCTCCTTTAACACTTCCTGCTGTTGCAGTGTTTGTATCAACTGTAAAATAAAACCAATTATCTGTTTTATCTGTGTCTCTACTACCACTAACATACTTACCTGTAGTAATAGCATAGCCTGCTGATTTTGCAATATTGGACCCTGCTATACCATCGAAGCTACCTGGATTACCATATCCTGCAGAACCACTTGAAACTGTTGGTGCTCCTCTAAATCTGTACGTTGATCCATTTGTCAATCCGTGATCTGGTGCATACACATTTATAATTCCTGATGAAGCCGCGTACGTGGTAAACGGATCATGTGGTAATAATTGTGCTACAGCATTTTCTGTTCTATCTGATCTTACATTTTGTAACCCCTGTGCATCTCCACCATGAGGTCTTGGCTCTAATTGTGGTTGCTTTGGTTCAAATTCAGATTTATGAACAAACATACCATTCCATTCTCTAACCATTTCATTATATGGAAAAGCCATTCCTGATCGGTCTGATATTGCCTGTGCGTATTTTCCTCTTGCGTATGCCATTATATATTCGGGTAGTAATTCTTCGGAGTTATATAAGTACTAGCTGAAGAACCATCTTCTGCTAATGCTCTTGTTAACTCGTCTTCGTACAATAATTTTAATTGTTGTACTAATTGTTGGTTAAATTTTTGAGCTAAATAAAATGCAAGTCCTGAAATCATACACGGTACAAATCTGTATGGAACATCTGTTGCATCTGTATAAGTTGAGTCTGCATCTTGAATTCTTTTTACATAATAAATATGAATATCTTTAGATGCATTAGATGAGTCCGATGTTGGGTAAACGGTTAAAGTTGTTTTGTCCACGAATCTTTGAACAAAATATTGTGAAGGAGTTCCTTTAGATAATTTACTTGATAAAGTGGAGTAAGCTGATCTATTTATTTTTGTAAGAGAAGAATCAGATTGATCTGTTGATGTTCTATCGGATCTAAGTGTTGCCTCAAGAATATCTGATACACCATAAACACTTGCTGGAGCAGTTGTTACGGAACTTGTTCCATCACCACTTGCTCTATAAAAAGTATATTCAGCTTGTCCTTCGATAACATCAATATTAGTTTCAGCTACTTCCCAGTAGTGCAAACCTCTATTGCCCCATTCTTGAAAAAGAACGTTTAAAGATCTTCTTGCTGTTTTTAATTGATAACCACTTACTGCTGAAATACCAAGTCTCTCATAAGCTTCTTGTATAATTTCATCGACAGCAAATGTCTTGTCGAACGTTACTGTTCCAGAAGTAGTATTCGCCATGAGCTACCTACTATCCGTAAAATGCCGTTACACTATTACACTGTGTTTCTGTATAAGTAATATAAGCACCATCAGGAAAAAGAACACCTTCATTTAGACCGAGATGATCATTAACTCCTAACGTAGCATCAGAACGAACTGCTATTAAACTTGTTCCTGCTGTTCCACTATTTCTTATGTTAATTGTTCCAATAGCACCACCACCAGACCAAATTAAATTTTTAACTCGTGTACGACCTTTAAAGATAACGCCTGCTACTTCAGAATTAATTCCTGCAGACATATTACCTGCTGGATTTCCAACTGCTGTTATTGATGATATTGTTGCAAAATACCCTGTACTTGTTGCTGTGCCAGCATTTGCTCCAGTAACGGTTTCTGATAAAGCATCTCCATTAACATCAGTTCCCACAACAGTAAAAGATTTATCAGAATCGTTTCCTGCACTTAAAAGTGTAATTTGTCTAGCTGTTCCAGTATCTGCTGTATAAGCTCCTCCAGAAGTTAATGCTCCACCTAAAGTAAGTGCTGCATTATTTCCAACTGCTGCTGCAGTCGATAAACCATCAGCATCGAGCGCTGTAGTTGTAATTACTGCAGATGATTTTAGATCTGTTGACATAACTTTTCTCCTAACTATTAATTATGATGGGGCCGAAGCCCCATCATAATTGTTTATTTTATTAGTGACCTACATTCATCCAAACTAATGCGTATTCTGCATCTGCAGAAACACACATAACTTGTCCGATAGGTTGACTTTCCGCCTCTACGTCAGCATCTAATGGTTCTACTGCTCCTGCAGTTGTATCTGAACGAACACATTGTGATGTTAACACAAGAGTGCCAGAACTTAACAATGCAGCTGGTCCTCCAGTTTGGAACCAACCATAATAGTCAGCTGTCATATCAATTGTTGTTGCACCCACACAAGCACCAGTAGCTGTAGCCGGAGCCACAACAACTGCTGAGTAAGGGTTTGGCATCAAAGTTAATTGAGAGCTAGTTGTTAACGCTGTTTTTAGATCATCGTAACAAGTAATTGAAATACTTGGGTCTGATGAGTGATCATGTGCAAGGTGTGTTTTAACTTTTAAACATTGTCCTTCACCATTCACATCATTAACAAAAAGATAACCTTCAGCATATTGGTCTGCTGTAATATCTGTTCCATTTGTTTCAACAGAGATAGCTGTTTCACCAGCATCAACTGCTGCTGTTGCAGTCATGTTTGTGTGATCACCAACTTCCGTTACGTGTTGTACTAACTTACCAGCAGTAATTGCTGAACCACCACAAAGTCCATATCTGAATGTTCTGTCATTATAAATCAATTTAGTTCCTAATGGAAATAATTGAGTTGAACTTTCAGCGAATGGATCTGCGGTTTGTGCAGAACTACCACCTTTACCGATGATAACATCAGTAGGTCCGTATCCAGATGCAGCTGTGTATTTAAGATGCGATCCGTTTACAGTTATTATTTGGCCTGATGAGTTTACAGTAAATTTATCACTGTATGCACCAGTACCAGCTGTTTGTGCGGAAACCTTAAGACCAGATTCTGCTCTTACTGTTCCCTTAAACGTTGTATTAGCCATAATATTCCTCCTAGAATATTTTAAATGTAGTCCCTAGGGGATGTCGACTATACGCGTCTACATTTAATTTTTTAAAATTTGTATAGTGGCAAATTTATATGTTATTTTTTGATTGAGTGCAAGAGATCCTTGCATAAAAGTACGATTTCAGCGATGTGGCGTTTATCTAAGTAGCCACAGAAACTTGGGG